CAGGAGGCGCTTGCAGCGGCAGGGATCACCAACTCCAGAGCATCGACTGAGGTGCGAATGATCGTGCCGTCGTCGCTCGAGAGCTCGACCAGCAACTGCTCCAGATTGCCGAGGGGGCGCACCTGGGCCGTGAAGGTTGCGCCCTCGTCGAAGGAGCCCACGCCAGCGACCGTGACGCCGAGTCGCCACTCATAGCCGGCCTGGATGGAGCGGCCCGGAACGACCTTGCGCGTCATGCCATCCCCTTGCCGACCAGGAAGATGTGCACCTTCAAGTCATGGTCCACGTAGTAGGAGATGTCGTTCTTGCCCGAAGCGAGCTGGATGCCCGCGCCGTTGTTGGCGATGAACGTCGCCGTGTTGACGCCCAGAGTGAAGGCGCCGGGATTGGTCAGGACGATGACACCGGTCTGCCCCGGGGCGAGGTTGGAAGCGGCGCTGAAGGTGATATTCGCCGCGAGGGTGCCGTAGGCGTGGAAGAACGCCGCGAAGTCGAGCGTCACACTTCCGGAGAGCGAACCCAGGTCAACCGGCGCCGCCGCTCCGAATACCTTGTCCGCCGTCAACACCTTGTCGGCCGCCTTGGCGCGGTACTGAGCGGCCGTCGCGACGTTGGCAATGGCGAGATACACGGCATCCGCTTTGCCCTTCAGGTAGTTCGACCAGAGGTTGAGCATCCCAACCTTACGGGTGGCGTTGCTCGCAGCGCTGTCCGCTACGACAAACACATCCCCGTCCAGTGGGGTGTTTTTGGCCGTCTGGCCCACGATGGCAGGGCCGAGAGCCGCCCAGATGGCCGTCTTGATGTTGGCCCAAGACTGCTTGATGAGGGCGCCGGTGCTGCTCTTGCGAATAGCGAACTCGTCGGCGTCGAGCACTGTCGTTTGCGCGACGGCCGCAACCTGAGCCGAGATCCCGAGGCCGTCGAGCGCGGTCTGCAGGTTCACGACATCTTCGATGACGTGCTGGTGCGAGCCGATGATGGAGGCCGGCGACGCCGGCCCCCAGGTGCCGTCCACTAGCTTGACCAGGACATACCCTGCCGGCGCCACGAGCGTGCCGCCTACATCCGAGAGAGCCTCGAGGGTGTGGGTGTGGGTCGTGTCGGACTTGCCGGCCAGAGCGGTGGTCAGCCCCTGAATGTCGGCGATGACGTGCTCGTGGTCGATCGGCGCCAGGTCAGCGATCGCCGCGAACAGCAGGTGGATGTCGTTGTCGACGAGATCCATCGCCTGCTGCAGCAGGAGCACGTCGTCCGAGACGTTGTGCGCCGGCACCGGCTTCGGGTAGTTCCGGTGCTCAGTGTTGGACATAGTCCACCCCCATTACATGACGGCGGCGCCGAGATCCCCGAACAGCGGACGGGCAGCGGGCCCGCCGGTGAAGGTGAATTTCAGGCGCCCCTGGATTGCGTTGATCCCCGTCGCCTCCATCTTCCGCTCCACCCAGCCGGGCAGCGCGAGGACTTCGGTCGCGACGGTCGGCAGGGCCTGCCAGTTGTCGTCTGCCACGTCGTACTGGGCGGTCAGCGTCGAGCCGGCCGGAAGGAAGGCCTTCATGTACGACGTCAGCTTCACCACGCTGCCCAGGTTGAAGGCCCGGCTGACGTAGCTGCCGCTCGTAGCGATCTTTCCCGCGACAAACCAAACCGGCGCGAACAGCGTCGGCGACAGCTTCTCGGTGCCCGTCAGGACGGCCCGAAGCTGCACGGTCTCGGTGATGAACTCGGTCAGCTGCAGCACTTGGAAGGGCAGCACCCGCCAGACCTCGCTGTTGGCGCGGACGATCTCGAAGACCACCGAGCACTCAGCCGAGGGGAGCTCCACTACGGCGCGGACCTGCAAGTCGCTGGCGTCTACCAGGTTGAACGAGCCCAGCGGCACCGTCTTGGTGAAGCCGGGGTTGGTGAACTTCGCGGCGATCAGCCGGAAGGTCACATCTCGCTCCTGATGGGCAGTCCAGGACTTGGCGTTCGACGACGACAGATTGACGCCGATCGAGTAGGGCTGCGCGCCCACCCACCGCTGCTGCGCCGTGTCGAAGTCGCCGACGCGGGCCATCGCGAGTGCGTGGTTCGCGTCGTCCGTCTTCACGACGAAGGCCGCGTCCTGAGAGGGAAGCGTCAGCACCGGCATGGCATAGCGAGCCGACTTCCAGCCGGGCGTCGCGCCCAGCATTGAGACGAAGGCCTGGGCCATGACGTCTTCGGTCGGGTCGCCGTTCTCCACGGTAACCTGCTCGATCAGCAGCGAGTTGTCGGTGTCGCCGACAGCGCACAGCTTGATGTCGACCCCTACGAGCTGCCGACCCTCGACGACCGTGAAGGTCTGGGCCTGCGGATCGTAGGACGTGCTGTTCCCCGAACTCTGCGGCTCCGGCGGCCGCCTCCAGCGCTCGATCGTGGTGACACGACGCATGGTCGCAATCTCGATCGTGCCCTGGCCGACGAAGAAGGCATAGGCCTCCCCGCTTGCCGCACCCTTCGCCACGACCGCCTTGGTGCCGGCGGTGATGTTCGACGGGATGACGAAGGTGTTCGTGATCTCGCCGTTGGCGTCGGCGGTGATCACGCCGGCAGGCTTGACGTCGACGCCATCGAAGGTCAGCGACTGCAGGACTTCGCCCGGCCCAAACCCCTTCACCTTGAAGGTGATCGGGATCTGGCGCAGGAACTGGATCAACTCGTCGCGCTCACCCAGCAGCTGCACATCGGTCGAGGTGACGACCAGCGGGCCGGTGCGGGTGGTGCCGCGATTGAACTCCTGCGTGACGGGCGAGGCCCATACGGTCTGCTGCACCGTCCAGAAGTCAGCCGAGGGCGTGATCGTGATCGCGCCCGGCATCGGGTTGAAGTTCTGGTACGGGTTGATCTTCTCGCAGAAGGTGTCGAGCTCCTGCGCGATGATGACCTCCTCGACCCAGTCGAGCATGACCGGACCGGCGAGCGACGCCTGGTAGAACGTCGGCTCGATCGCCAGTTCCATGAACCCGTCTGCGACCGCTGCGGTTTGGGTCTCCCCAGCGTCGCGGTAGTAGTCGTTCAGGAACGGGTCGACGAAGGTGTTCTTCTTCGCCGTGGGCTCGCGGGCGTCGATGCCGGACTTGATGCGCTCGAGCTGCACCAGGCGAACCTGGTTCTCGAGGACGCGGGCCATCCGGTCGATCTCGGCGAAGGTGCGCCGATAGACGCCGTCGTTCTCGACCTCCGGCTTGCCGATCCACGTGTTCTTGATCTGCGCCAGCGGGAGCAGGTCGTTCGGCGGGATCGGCGGCAGGGCTTTGTCGAGGGCCTGAGCCGAGACGCCCTTCACGTAGACCGAGACGCCAGCCTGGTTGAGGCAGAGCCGGTCGATGCGGGGCAGCTTGTACGTGTAGCCGACCAGCACTTCCGTGCCGTCTACGCCGCCCGCGACCACGACATTGAAGTCGTCGAAGCTCGTCGGCACCACCACCGCGCGGTAGCGGTAAGTCACGTCGTACTGCGAGCCGCCAGCCGGCTCAGCGCCGGCGGGCGACCAGTCCACCTGATCGCCGGTTTTGATCCAGGAGGCCGGGTTCGTATAGGTCGTCCCGCCCTGCACCACCGAGATGATCGAGGTGATCGAGCTATCGGGCAGCAGGTCGGCACCGTGCACCGTATTGCCGCGCGTGATCGAAACCGTCTTCTGCTTGGTCACCAGCACTGAGGTGATGCTGGCGATCGGCGAGCGCGACAGGGCGATCGTGTTGGGGGTCGAGCCGACGAAGGTATGGCTCTCGGCCGCCACTGCGCCGATGTCCCAGGCCTCGAGCTCCTCGTGGCGAAGAGCGGCGGCGCGGGTGCGCTTGAAGCCGTAGATATTGGCCGTGCCCTCCTGGATTGAGAACACCTGCTTGCCACCGGATTTGCCGAGCGCCGTGACCCGGCAGCCCTCCACGATGTAGTGCCCGTGGGCTTCGCGGTCGTAGATGGCGATCGCGGCATTGATGCCGCTCAGCGAGGGAGGCGGCGTCTGGTCGACGATGGTGCCGTCGCTCAGGGTGTAGACCAGCACGAACGGCAGGTCGTCGGCGTCCTCGGCCAGGCACCACTCAATGGAGATCGTCTCGCGCGCGGCGCCCGGCTCTCCCTCCGACAGCGTTCCGGGGACGAGGCCCAGAAGCGTCGGGTCGTCCTCGTGATCCACCCAGGTCTTGGTGACCCGCACGCCGATCTCGACGGCACCGACCATCGGCACGTCATAGAGAGTAGCCAAGCCGACCGGGACGACGTCGCCGCCCACGAAGAGCTTGCCGGGAGTGAGCAGAACGGTTCCCGCCTCGGTATCGACCACGGCGGCCGCACCTTCGACGCGATCACCGTCCTTGGCGATCAGGCCGGCCACACGGTTGTGCCGCTGCCGGGCGATGGTCTGGGCCTCGTTCAGCTCGGCCGCCTGAACGTCGCGGTCGCCGACGAAGGCGACGCCCTGCCATTCGGGATGAGCGGGGGCGCGGTCGAATGCGTTCGGGATGCCGCTCTCGTGCTCGTGGGCCATCAGAACCTCAGGATGAACTTGATGTCCTCCCGCACGGTGGGCCGTAGCGGGATGGAAACATTGGTGGTGGCGATCTCGTCGGCCGACACGACGTCGTCCTCCTCGAGCCACAGGCGGCCGGGCGGTACGTCGTCAGCGGTGACGAGGTTGAAGGCGAGGCTGACGGAGGTGGCGGTGCGCCCCGCTCCGTCCCCGAACCCGGTTAGCGCCGCCAGGTAAGCTCGGCGTCCGCTCGGGGTCGGCTGGTACTTGATGTTGGCGACCTTGTAGACGCCGGCAGTGTCGTCCTCGACGGTCCACTGGGCCCGTAGGCGCCGGTAGCCGATCAGGCCGTCCGTGTCTCTGAGGCAGACATAGCCGGGGTTGGCCTGGAACCAGGCCGCCAGGAGCGCTGCGCGAGCGTCCACCCCGTCCGCCGTCCACGGGAAAGTGGCGTCGGTCCACGGGTAGCCCATGTCTTCCCACGTGAGGCCGCCGACAACGGGCTCGAGCCAATTGTCGATCGCGCTGCCGTCCTCCTCGGTCAGGAGGTTGACGATCTCGGTTGGCCGACCGAACGACCAGAGCGGCCCGTTCTCCCGCAACCGGACCCCGCTCTCGGCCTCGAGCCGAGACCCGTCGAGCTTTGCGCCGCCGTCGCCCACCAGGGGGCCAACGTCGTAGTAGTGCACACCGCGACGGAAGACCGAGCGCTTCGGCACGGACAGCGTGGCGATGCCGTCGATCCGGTCGAGGTCGGGATAGTCAACCGGCGGCAGCGTCGGGAACCGCAACTGGAAGGAGTTCCAGAAGTGGCGACGGGCCAGCGCCTCCTCGATCGAGGCCGTGTAGCCAATGAAGCCGAGACCCTTCTGGACGGCCGCATGAGTGCCGCGGACGCGCTGCCAGTCGATGCCCTGCTCGATCAGCTCGTAAAGGTTCGGCACATAGGGCCGGAGCTCGTCGAGGCCATACTCGTAGACGAGGAACGGCAGCCAGGCCGCCGGAGGGTTGACCAGCTTCGTTCCGCGGATCGCGTTGATCGACCCCTCGACGCTCACGATCGTGTCGATGGTGGAGGCGAGCGCCTCCTCCCACGAGGTGGCGTTCGCCGGAAGAAGCTGCTTCAGCATCAGAACCCACGTCCCATGTTGGTGATGGTCACCGTCCCGAGCGCCGCGGCTTCGTTGAACGGGACGGAGATGTCCGTGGCAGGCGCAACGATCTCGACGCGCTGCACGCCGGGCTGCATGAGCTTGGCGATGATCCACGACTTGGTGAGGTCAAACCCAAGGGTGTCGACCTGGCTCCACGCCGCGCGCAGGGCCGCCTCAAGACCAGTGGCCACGGCAGGGGCCGCGCCGGGCAGAAGCCAGACGTTCGCCGAGACGTTCACCACCTGCTTGACGGCGCCGGAGACCACGATGCGGTCATTGACCATCCGCACCTCGGCCTTCTGCAGCGCCGCATCGACCGCCGCCAGGAGGGCCGGGCTGGCGACGCCGCTCTCCTCGGTGCTGAAGATCGCCACGCGGATCGTCGGGTCGCGCCCCACGGTGTAGACCGCGGCGTCGGCGACGCGCACGTCTGAGGTGAGCGCCACATACTTGTACCGGGGCTCGGTGCCGCCGGTGGACCTGCCCTGGATGGCGAGGATGATGCGCGCCCTCAGGCGCTCATCGTCCTCCTGGTAGAGCCGCACCACATCGTAGAATGCGGCGAGGTGGTCGAGATCACTTCCGTAGGCGAAGGCCAGCAGGTTTGCCCGCACCGCTTCGTTGATGCGCTGGCGCAGCATCACGTCGCCGTAGGTCGCGGCCTCGAGCAGGATCTTGGCCGGATCAACCTCGAGGCCTTGGGTGTCGTAGACAACCCCGACTGCGGCGAACTCCTGGACCAGCTTGTCGACGAAGAGCTGCAGCCGCACCTCGTAGTCGATCTCCTGGATGACGCCGGGCAGCGGCAAGCCGGCCAGCACCTCGGGCAGCGTCGTCATGGGTCGCGGTCCTTAGCTGAGGTTGGCGGTGTCGATCGGGATGCGGAGCTGCTGGCGCTGCGCGCCGGTGATCCGCCCCTTGTGCCCATCCGGCAGGTAGACGCCGGTCATGGAGACGACCATTTCGCCGGGGGTGTCGACGTCGACGAGGATCTGCTCCACCTGGAAGCGAGGCTCGCCGTAAACCGAGTTTGCCATCTGCCGGGGCTCGATAGCCTCGGCAATGGCGATGAAGAACTCGAGCAGGGTTTCCTGGTTCTGCGGCCTGTCG